CTTCTAAGTGTAGTTTACATTGTTTACTGAACATTACTTCTTCTTTCTACCTGATTTCATGTTAGCACACCAGTGATACATTTTAGCCTTCTCACCGCTTGCGTTCTTAGCACGTTTGCGTAGTGCTGTTACTGATCCGTTACAACTTGCACCTGACTTCTTTACTCTACCTGGACGGCTTTTGCCTTTTTTCTTACCGTCAGCAAAGTTTTCATCTACATGTGCATCATCACCTTGTTTATCAGCATCTTGTGTTTTGTATCCTGCTTTTTTAAGACCTTTCTTAAGATGGTCTTTTTCTTTCTTACCACCAAACGGAACAACCATTACATCTGGTTCGTCTCTGTTGTCACTTTTCTTAGCAGTTGATAAGTTAGAAATAGTTTTACCTACACGTAGGAAATCATATGCAGTATCTGCTTTTGTAAGAAATGTATTTTTTGGATTGTTAATAGATTTAGCTTCGTCTAGTGTACGTGCATTTAAATGTCCTAAATGTTCGTCAATGTGTAGTGCAAGTTCGAAGTCAAGTTGTGTAAGACCACCTACATCGTGTGTGTATACCATTAAGATAAGTTCGTTATAGAACACTCCAATATCAGCAAAATGATCTAGTTCAATCTGCGGGTCTTTAATCATTTGTAAAAATTCTAATGCTTGATTATAATCATCAAACGCTACTTTTTTATATAAGTATTTTCCTTTACGTATCTCCCAATCAGGAGTAAACTTTGCACGTATTGGTTCTGCTTGTTTTATATCTAACTTCTTCATTTTACAAGCCCTAAATTAAATAGTACATTAGTACTTTTACCTTTAACTTTTTTACTTAGTGTAGGCGGACGTCCGTCTTTGTCTACTTTATTGCCAAACTTAGCAGCTTGCTTTGTAACTTCGTCAGGACCTACATCAACTGTAGTGTTTACACCCTTTACTATTCTACCATCTTCTGTTATATCGCGCCATCTCATAAATATATTTACCAGACTTTTACTACGTGGAAATCCACAGGCTCTAAATATTTTATCTCGTTTTTCTTGCCGTCTAAGTCATAAAATATAAAATGCTTTGGCCCTTGCTTAACTATTTTCTTTGCATGATAGGTTTGAGTTTTCCAAGTTTTTGTTCGTATACCGTCTTGATGAGTAGTGATTGTATCTGCTACCCAAATAATTATTTCGTATTCTTCTCTAGTAACTCGTTTCCACCACTCTGCAATTCTATTTCTTTTCATTTTTTCTTACGTCCTCGGAAAGTATGTCCTGTCATATAAGGTTTTGAAAACCACAATTCAAACCATTCTTTGTCGCCCGGCTTTATTTTTTTATCTTTTTCTACTTGTTTTAGATCAGTTGCAGTCTGGCTCATGTTTTCTAGGGTATACTCAGTATAACCCTTGTATTCATTTACACCAGCAAGTTGTTTAAGTCTTTCAATGTCCATTAGCTACTCTGCGTAAAACTTCTTGGATGTCTTCGTCGCTAATAGTAAAATATTTTTGGTTTCTTGCTTTTATTTTTTTGCCGCTAAGTTGTTTTAGAATAAAACTTAATTTTTCAATATCGTCTTCCTCACGGGCAAAGCGTTCTATTTCTTTTTGTAAGTGGTTGACTAACGCACTTTTATCTAACACCAAATCGCTTTCATTCTTAGCCATCTTAGTTGCAGTCGCATACATTACTGCGTCAGCATCTTTACCGTAACGCTTTTTAAATCCAGCCTTTCCTTTTTTCATACCTTTTACAATACGTTCTTTTTCTTTTTCTTCGCCTTTGCTAAGTTCACGCTCTGTTGTTGCAGGTTCAGTTACACCCATACCTTTGCGTACAGCATCATACATAGGTTTAGCAAGTTTTTTATCTGGAGCACCTTGTGCAAATGAGTCTAAATCGCCAGCGGCTGCTGCTGCTCTCATTTTACTTGCACTCATACCTTCAGCACCGTCGGCATCTGGGTCACGCTCGCCTGCGCTTACAACTTTAATTGAATTAAATTTAAAAGGAACATTACCTGATTTGTCTGGTTGTCCGTTATATGTATCAAATAACTTTTGGAAAGCATCTACTCTATCACTGCCTGCAATAAACACAATATCAGTATAGCCTAGACTCTGTAGTTTCTCTAATGCTTGTATAGGTGTACGTACTGCTTGGTGTCCAATGTTAATGCCGGGAAAAAACTGCTTCGCTAACTTCATTTTAGTTGCAAAGTCTAATGGATCTGTTTTAGGTTTTTGTGTTTGTGACAAGAAAAGATAATGATCACCTTCTTGTGAAGTTACAGCATCAACTAGTTTAGCATGTCCAATTGTTGGAGGGTTAAGACGTCCAAATGCAAGAACTGCTTTCTTTGTTGGTGCTTCATACAGTTCCCTTAGTAGCATTAGTATGCTCCATCTTTGATCATCTTCATTTCTTCACCAAAGATTTTTTGTATTAACAGATTTTTATCTTGCGTTTTAAAAACATTTTCTAAAGAACCTAGATTATATTTTTTGCAATAGGTTTTCATTCCTTTGTCACAACAATCGCCTAAACAATCGTTAGCATCGCATGATTTACCCGCATCATAACGATCTTTCATATTCATAACAGCTGGAAAAAACGACTTACGATAGAACATAGGATCGTTACGCATAAAGATAGCAACATCGTCTACTGCATCAAACGGAAGATTTTTTGCAAATTCATCAATACGCATATTAGTCTTCCTTAGCTGCTAGGATATCTGCATACGTAGAACCGTATGGATTAGATGCTATTGCAATAGTATCAACGTTAGTTTCCTGCTGCTGGTCATCTACTTCTGTGTTACCTATGCCGTTTATCATAGCTAAACGATTGCCTAACTCTCTTATTTCTTGTGCTGGCGACTTTTTTTCTACCATTTTCTACAACTCCAATAACGTGCCTTATGTCTTGGCCCTGGATTATCACAGTTATGTCTTGCTCTAAATGATCGTCTTGCGGCCGGATTATTTTTTCTAATACGCATAGACTTACCTTTAACACTTGATCCGCCGTGTCCAAAGTTAACTTTAACTACATTGCCTTTTGGATTCTTAACATATACTTTAAACTTCTTAACATCACCTGCCATAGGCTTGCCTAGTTTAACTTTGCGTCCTTGGTATTCCGCTTCATCTATCGGATCGTCGTCATCGTTATACCACATGACACCGTAGTCTTCAAAAAATTCGTCATCGTCTTCGTATGTAATTTCGTCAGTTTCATCTAAATCATTTGATGAAATCTCAATATCAAAATCTTCATAACCCTGTTCAAACATATAGTTTGCTAGTTTCTCAGCATAGGCGTTTGATTCGTGTTCGTTGAGTTCTCTAGATAACGGAATTTGAAATACTGTACAGTCTTGTTCTGTGACAAATGTCTGACTTTCAGCAAAGATGCTTTCATCTAGTTTAGCAGCACCTTCTTGTTTTTCCATTACTACTCTTACAAAATTTTCCATATTTATACCTTAATGATTTAGTGTTATTGAATTCAATGTACCGTCAGTGTAAATTATTTTAGCTCTAATCCAAACATAATTTCCTGTAAAACTTACAATAGTATTATTAGTTTCTTGCTCTATTGCACCAGAATGCACACTGAACCAATCACTATCAACAGGATCTACTTCTAAAGTTCCTTCGATAATGAGTGTACCTGTAAATTCAGACAAGTTATACTGTACTGTATGCAAGCCATCACTGCGACCGTAGTAACCGTCACCTTTAAACTTGTCACCTATTACAACCTCCGAAGTACTATCTCCTGGATGTGTTTGCGCTGATAAAATTATTTCACTATTAGTTGCCATACTAATATTTATCTAATTCGCTATACCAAACCAGTTTTTGTACCCTACGAATATTGTCAACACAGATTAAAGTTATTAATTGAAGCAATTTTTCATCTCTTAAATAGAAGTATAATCCGTCAACATACGACTCAGTTTCTAAATTTTCTAATGTTTTTCTGCCTACTTTACTCTTGTCTTTGTTGTTTTTTAACCAATTTGCTAGATCTTTGGAGCCATTTTTCCTTCCTAAAGTAATTCTTAAATTAAATTGCGGCTTATTCTTTACAATAACTACGTCGGTGTTATTTTTTAAATAAGCCGCTATTTTGTTACTAGGTTCGTGAAACTCGATCCGTTCTGTCCGCATTTTATTTGCTATGCTTATAAGCTCAGATTTATCATTACAGTAAATAATTAACTCATTACCAATACCGACTCTTACTAAATAATCTTCACTTAGTATTTTTAAACATTTATAGATATCTCTTGCATCTAAAAAATCATCGTTAGATACAATTGTTGTTGTTCTAAATATAGTCTTAGTTATAGGTTGATTGTTTGAATAATAATTATTATATTCGTCTAGTTTTTCTCTAGCATACGATAGTTCCTTGCCGCGCTGTAGTTCAGATCTAAATATTGACGCTAATTTATTATATACCACTAACTTATATACATACTTAGAGTAAAATATCTTGTTAGTGGTACATTTTTTATACATTTTCAGGTACTTTTTGAGATTCGTTATTCAGAATAATCGTATCTTCTTGACAATCGATAGTGATATTCCCGCCATTTTTTAAGTCACCAAACAATATTTGACGACTAAGTGGACGTTTGATATCTCTATCAATAATACGCTGTAGTGGCCGAGCACCATTCTTTGGATCAAAACCTTTTTCTACCAAGTAATCAATTGCTTCATCGGTAATTTTTATCTTAATATTTTTATCTTCTACCATCTTCTTTAACTCAACTAAGAATTTACCAACAATCTTGATCATTACTTCTCTGCCTAGTTTAGCAAATGTTATAACACCGTCAAGTCTGTTACGGAATTCTGGAGCAAAAAATCTTTTCAACTCCGAATCATCATAGTTATTAGTTTCCTGTGTTTCAAAGCCAATAGAATTTTTCTCTGCTTGTTTAGCACCTAGGTTAGTTGTAAGAATCAGTGTACAGTTACGTGCATCAGCTTCTTTACCGTTGCTTCCAGTTACTTTACCGTTGTCCATAATCTGTAAAAGAATCTGTGATACATCAGGATGTGCTTTTTCAATTTCATCTAGCAGTAACACACAATTAGGAAATTCTTGCAATTTAGTAATCAATTGGCCTGCATTTTCCTCGTGTCCTACGTAACCCGGAGGCGACCCTATGAGCTTTGCGACTGAATGTTTTTCCATATATTCGCTCATATCAAATCGCACAAGCTGTACACCTAAATTATTAGATAGTGCTTTAGCTGTTTCAGTTTTACCTGTGCCTGTCGGACCCATAAATACAAAGCTTCCAATGGGCTTGTCGTCTGCTTTTAACCCTGCTTGACTGACCAGGATCTTATCTACAATACTTTCAATAGCTTCATCTTGGCCAAAAACAACCTTTTTCATATTAGATTCTAAGTTTTTAAGATTGTCACTTTCTTTCTCGGCAACTTGTTCTGTTGGCACTTTAATCATCTTTGCAAGTTCAAATTGAATTTCATCTTCGCCTACAACAACATTTTCTGTTTGGTTATTAACTTTAAAGCGAGAACATGCAACATCAATTAAATCAATTGCCTTGTCAGGCAACTTCTTATCAGTTTGATATTTAATACTCAATTTAACAGCAGCATCAATAGCGTCATCGGTGATAGTTGTGCCATGATACTCTTCATAATATTTCTTAAGACCTTGTAAAATATTTTTTGTATTTTCTTTTGAAGGTTCATCAATTACAACCCGCTGGAATCTACGCATCAATGCACGATCTTTTTCAAAATACTTGCGATATTCTTCCCAAGTAGTTGATGCAACAACTTTTAAGTCACCTTTTGTAAGTGCAGGCTTTAGCATATTAGCCATATCATTTGCACTACTAGAACCTGCTGCACCAGCACCCATCATCATATGTGCTTCATCAACAAACATGATTGTTTTGCCTTGTTTTATAAGAGCTGTAATAACTAGTTTAAAACGTTCTTCGAAGTCACCGCGATACTTACTGCCAGCAAGCATACTACCGATATCTAAATTGTATACTTTATATTCCTTTAAAAACTCCGGTACATTATCATTAACAATGTTGTACGCAAGTCCTTCTGCAATAGCAGTTTTACCTACACCAGGATCACCTACCATTAGTACATTGTTTTTGTTGCGTCTGCCAAGTGATAACGCTAAACTTTCTAATTCTTCGCTACGTCCAATAATAGGATCAACCTTGCCTCGCTTTACTTCGTCATTTAAATTAGAAGTAAAAGAACGTAATGCCCTCTTAGCGTCAGCAGAGATTTCTTGATCTTCTTCATCATTATATTGTAATTCTTCGTCGATGTATGCACTAAATGCTGCTTTATCGATGCCACCTTTTTCTAGGTAATAGGTTGCCATCGTTTTTTTCTCGTGCAATGTAGCTAGGATAAGGTCAGTAAGTTCTATCTCACCTCTACCTGCAAATAGTACTTGTGTAAATGCTCTGTTTAATACACGTTCTACAGTAGATGTTTTTTTAGGCTTATACTTTTTAATTTCAACTTTTATATCATCTAGATCGTTTTTTAGATATAACTCTAAATTAGATTTGATATAATCAATATTTGCCCCAAATGAAGAGACGTATTGACAAAAATTTTCTTCACAAAAAATAGCATACACTAAGTGTTCTAAAGTCACATATTCGTGTTTTAGATTTTTTGCATCTTTAATTGCTTTATCAAATACAAGTTGTAATTCTTTGCTTGGTTCTACCATGATTCACCTTATTTTATCTTTTAAGAGTTCTATCTCTTTTAGTATAGTTTCATTTGTTATTGTAGGTATCTCTGTGTCTATAGATACATACAAATTACCTTTTTTACCTGTATGCAAGTCCGGTATTCCGTAACCTGGAATATTAAAAACTTGGCCTATTTTTGTGCCTTTAGGAATATTAAGTTTTACTTGTTTATTGTCTAGTGTCTTAACTATTATAACACAACCTAGCATTAAGTCAAACACATTTATTACTTTTTTATAAATTAAATTATTTTGATCCCTCTCCCAATTCTTTACCTTTTGCACATATAACTTAATATGAAGATCACCTCTTTGGAATCCAGGATGGCCATCATCCCCTAGACCTTGATACCTAACTGTGTCGCCGTGTTTAGCTCCTCTAGGTATATCAACGTTGACTGTTTCTACTCTTCCACTGTGTGTACTGTATTGAAAAACTAATGTTTTCCCGTTTATTATATCTGCTAATCCTATTTCTGCTCTTAGATGAAGATCTTTATTTCTTGGAGTTCGATTTGCAAAACCATTATTAAACATATGATCAAACGGGTGACTGTATTGTGCATTTGCTTGTCGCATTGCCTCTTCAAATCCGCCTTGGCTTTGTTGATTAAAATTAAATCCTTGCCCGCCGCCATTTTGTTGATGATCGTACATACCTCGCTTGTGCGGATCCTTTAGTGTACTGTATGCTTCGTTGATTTGTTTGAATTTGGCTTCGTCACCACCTCGGTCAGGATGGTGTTTCATACTTGCTTTTTTATATGCTGCCTTCAGTTCTTTATCAGAAGCATTTTTAGCAACGCCTAGTGTAGAATAGTGGTCCATACAACTACTTATCGTATGAACCACTAGTTAATAACAGTAGTGATTATTTAGATTTTCCACTATATGCTTGTGCGCCAAAGAACGCCATAACAATTGCTGCAACTGAAACAAAATATGTTGCTGCCATCGATCCTAATACAGTTGCCGCTTGATCTAAATTTAGCAATACTGCAATAACAACTGCAAATGGATATAGCAACATACCTATTAGTGCAAACCAAGCCATTTTACGTTGTGCATCACGCATAGCATCTTGGTCTTCTAGTTCTTTGCGTTTAAACTCTAAGTGCATCTCCATTTCTCTTTTGCTGATATGCCCATCTCCGTTCATGTCAGCATCATCTGGCAATGCCCCGCGTTCTACAGTAAGTCCACTGTAGCTTACGCCTCCGACTGTTTCTGTTGCTGGTGCTGCCGCAACGGGTTCGGCTACTTCACTTTCAACTTTTTTTCTTGGCATTTAAATTCCCTCCGGTTAGTTCGTCAATTTTTTGCCCATTTTCGTGTATACGCTGTGTGTTTTGCACAGGTGTAGCATCAAATATTACCTTTTCAAGTTTCAACGAAGATATTCTTTCATTAGGTATGTATCTCCAGCAATAGTCACCTTCAAACTCACCGTTTGATTTATGTATACCAAACACTGTTGTAGTATTTCCTATCTTAACAATAAGAGCTCTTTCACCGTCTAGTATAACTTTATCACCTTCCTTGAAATCAGGATTCATTTTGAATGCCATCCCTTTTGCAACTTTAGTTGCGTAATCTTTAAACATTAGTGTAATTACTAATGCAAGTAATGCGCCTACAAACGGCATGGCTAATTCAGCTAGTTCTAGTCCAACACCACCAGCACTCATTATTTCGCTTTCCATTACTTGTTCTCCAATTCTTTAATACGAGCTTCTAACTCGTCTATTTTCTTTGTTACATATGGATACTTTTTGCGCCATGCATCTAACGGCTGTTCAAACCAAGTTAGGCCCCATCGCTCAACTAACCAATCTAGTAACATATCAAACTTTGCATAACACCAAAGCCCTGCTCGAGTATTTTTAAAATATGCAAGGAAAGCCGCGCCGAGCAATGCGCCTATTATACTGGTGTATATCCACAGCGTATCGCCGAGAAGTTTATCTATAAAATCCATCGCGGTTCCTTCTACTAGTATTTATACTAATATTTTCTATTTTTGGAGGGTATAGTCACCAATTACTATACTGTCTATTGCTGTTTTGTGGAATATATCCCAGCAATTAGACTTATATCCTGCAATTGGTTTTGTGTTTACATTTAAACTTGTGTTTAGTAACATAGGAATGCCTGTAAGCTTCCTAAATTCTTCTATTAATTCAGCATATAGAGGGTTTTCGTTCCCTACAGTCTGTATACGACATGTATTATCCACATGAGTAATAGGAGCAAATGCCTTTGGATCTCTAACTTTTTGCACATATAGCATATATGGACTAGGTTCGTTCCACTCAAAATAATCATTTACATGATCTAACAACACAGATGCACCAAATGGTCTGTATGGCTCTCTAAACTTTACTTTACTGTTTATAATGTCTTTGCCATTTTCTACATTTGGATTCATCAGCACCGATCTATTACCTAGTGCCCGCGGTCCTATTTCCCCGTGTCCTTGATACCATCCTACTATGTCTCCTTTTGCAAGACGTTCGGCAGTTTGTTTAATGGTTTTTGTTGATGCAACTGAACCAGGATGTTGGTCATCTTGCCAAAAAGGAAATCCTGAAGTATCAAAGGAGTCAGCATCATGTATTTGTCGCAAAACTTCTATACAACCTAAACTTAACCCGCCATCATAGTTGTGAGGTGGTATATGTAAGTTAGGTATTACCTTTTTAATCTTAGTATTAATACAGGTATTTTGCGCAATTCCGCCTGTGTATGTAACTACTTCATTTGGATTACAATGCTCTAAAAAATAATTAGGATATATTTTTTCTAAATGGTCATGTACTGTGCGTAACCAGTTTACCCATTCACATTCTACTAAGTTTTTACTACCTTTATATGCATACCATTTTTGTATATTTAAAAGTTCAGCAATATCGTACATTCCGAAGTGTGAAATTTGTTTATAAAAATCTAAATCAAAATTTCCATATGACTTTAGTCCCATTAATTTACCAGCATGATCTAAATGATAGCCATTCATGCCAACATGCTCGCCGATTGTGCCAAAATACCTACCTATACTCTCTGCTTCGGATAATTTAGCATAGTGTGTTTGTTTTTTATTCTTATATATTGTATGCGATCGTTCATCGTCGCCAAAGCCGTCAAATACAAAGTCTGTAGTAGATTCTATACCCATGGGCCAGCAACTCATTACATGTGCATAATGATGGTCTATTCTATAAATTGGACACTTTATTTGTTCCCAGTGAGGGTATTGATGATTTAGTATTTCATATGGAGCATCGTAATCATTTACTTGAATACACTCATAGTTTTTATCATCTATAACTAAACCTATAGCATCAATATCGCTAACATTTATATTCCATTCTTCTAACACAAATAACCATTCCCACAAGTTACTGTAGTAGTGGTGTTTTATTTGTGTATTACGTTCAGTTTTTCTGTATTTTACTTTTGAACCGATTGACAGTGCTATATTTGTGTCGTGTTCACACAGTCTTAGGCCCAGGAATACTGGTTGATTTTTTATCATTTAAATGGATTTATTTTATCTACTAGTGATTCTTCTAAAGCTTCAGCATTTGCAGCATCAGCGGCTTCTTCTTGTTGGCGTTGTGTTTCTGCTGTATCTAGTGCTTGGTTTGCAGCTTTATAATAGTTTTCATATGCAGCAATTATAGATTGTTGTTGTTGAACAAGAGCACGTATGTCACTAAAATTCATTCCTAATGCTTCGTAACCGTTTGCGTTAAGTGCAAATATTGCTAAAGGCTTGCCGCCCTTAGTCCATTTAGCAACTTCTTCTTCCATGTTTTCTTCAGTGATTATTACCCATTCAATTTTTCGCATGGATACAGTATCAACATTAGGTAACACAAGTTCTGGTTTTGCAATCGGCTTAGTTGTTACTTCAATTCGCTGGGGTACTGATGAGCAAGCCCCTAGACTTAAAATCATCATAAAGCCAAGGACACTCGTTATTAAAACTTTTAGCTGTCTCTGCATTTTTCTCTCTCTCCGTTAGGGGTGAACCTGATAGTAATTCAAAACATCTGCCTGCATTTTTAGAACCGCCGTTAATTAATCTTTGTACTGATCTTGGCCTCGCAGCCGCGGTTAATTCTAAGTCATGTTCTTGTAATTTTGATGCAAGCTCGTTATTCTGTTGTCTAATAGCATTAAATTGGTCGTTTGTTTCTCTTAATGCTTTGTTTGCAGCTTCTATGTCAGCTGTTATTGCTTGTATAGTTGCTTCATTTGTTGCAACTGCCAGGTTTAGTTTTGCATTGTTTTCAGTTAATACAGCAATAGTTTTTTGTGTGTCAGTATAGTACCAATATCCTATACCACCCATGGTCATCATAACAATTAAAAGCATTCCTGACAGTTTCATAAATTTAGTCTCCGAACATTAATTTAAGGCTGGACGGGCCCATTATTCCATCTGCTGTTAGTCCATTGGCTTCTTGCCAAACCTTTACATGTGCTTCTGTACCTCTACCGAAAATACCGTCTGCACCAATTTCTAATTCTTCTTGTACTGCACGTACTGTAGGTCCTTTAGACCCAACTCGCACAGTTTCGTATGCAATTTCACCTGGTTCCCAGTCTCCGCCTAATACTTCCATAGCATGTTTATAATGCTTTTCGCGGTCTTCTAAGCCAATGTAGCCACCGTTAATACGCTTTGTAGCACCTTTAATGTCTAGTGCGTCACAATATTTATTCAAATTATTAGTGTCCCAGTACCAACATGCTGAATCTAATGCACCTTTTTTTGTACGCACATAGTCTACTGCTTCTTCTGGGGACATGTCGACTTCTTCGCCGAATTTTGTATAATTGTATCTGCCTGTAAGTTGCAGAATGCCGCCGCCCCTAAATCTCCAACCATCACCACTGTCGGTATCGCCGTTGTCCATTCTGCTTGCGTAAATAACGTTCGCAATTTTACGAGGCTGTCTGTGATACGCATTTGCATCTCTCCCTGCTCTTTCAAAGTATTTAGGAAAGATACTATTAAGTGCTTTTGCACTGTAATTTAAATTTTCTGATAATACTTTAAAGTTATTAGATTCGTGTCCACATTGGGCAATAAACATTGCTACTCTTTCTGCCGAGTCTACTTCCCATAGCGGTAATATTTCGCACATTGCGTCATACCAATCTTCAGCTTCTTCGTTACCACGAAGCAATTCAATTACCATTTCTTCAGTGAATTGAAATCCAAAATCTTCAGCTGCCATTTTTCTGATCCTTTTCCTTACTGCATAATTCGCAATGACAGGCTTTACAAACTGTCACACTATATATACCAAATTCGTGTGCATTTACGGAGCAGTCTTGAGTTTTATTACAGTGTGAAGGGTTCCCGCAATTAATACATTGCGTCATAAAATAATACGTTCCAATACAAGTGTATCGTTATTATTAGTAAATGTTAATTTACTGCCGTATTTTGTAATATTATAATCTCCAATATACTTACTTAGGAAAATTATTTCTGCAAAATCATTCGGATTAAATGATTCGTTAATTGAATCTAATGTTTCTTGTGTAGGACCAAAGTCTATGTATTTAAATGCAACTGGGTCTGCATAAGCTTTTTTAATTATTAGTGTATCATTGTGCATAGTTACATCTTCTACAAAACTTTTGTCAAAAAAGTTCTTATAGTTTTGCATTCTGCCTTCTTGAATAGCAACATCATAATCGTCTGCTGTAATAGGTAGTACTTCTTCTAAATTTTCAGACGTAAGATCCTTACTTTTGAAATTTTTGTAATAACGGAAACGCATTTTATCATTGCTAGTCAAATTTTGAATACCGTCTATAATTTCCATTATATTTTCACTAGAATCTTTACCACGTTCTATCTCAATAAACACCCGGTATCTTCCGTCACTCTGCTCACCCGGTGTTGCATCAGCATCAAGTACTGAAGAATATCCTCTTTCAACAAAATTAGACAAATCTGTAGCTGCCTCGCTAGTAAGAGTACTTAATGCAACAACAATGATGTCATTGTCACTGCCCATTTTACTCTTATAACTGTCTATTTCAACAACACTGTCTACTAGGTCTCGTAAGTCGCCTGTTCTAAGAGTCATAATTGTGCTCCTGCTTCTGTATCACTTGTGTCTGCAAGCTCTTCTGCATCTTGTGTTTCTGGTGAATCAGGCATAATATTACTTTTGTCTTGTTGTGTATTTTGCAATAAATTTACATCCTGCATGTATCCTGAATAAACATCTTGTATTAGTTTTGTTGGCATTTGAATTTCAACTACCCAGATAGGTAATCTATCAAGTTTACCTTTTTTTGTACCTGGACGTATATCATCCGGTTTTTCAATTTTTCTTGGTGAAATTATACTAGATTTTTTGTATCTCACTTTACAATCATAGTCAAGTAATCTTTTACCACCCATTGGATCAGGCATTTCATCTTGTGGCCAAAAGAAGCTGCATGTTACCCAATGTCTATCTATCATAGGTCCTTCTGCTACTTCTCCCTTTTCCCAATTTGCATATACATACAAATCTAAGTGGTCCAAAACTCTTTCAAAATCTTTAAGAATAGAAAAAGCATCATTTGAACCGTATATAGATTCAATGTTTTTAATTATGTCTAGTGAGTCATACATTATTTAAATACCTATAATTTCTTTGCTAGTATTATTTATCTGAAAACGATAGTTATATAATTTTCTCTGAGAGAAAAACTATGTGTTTTAGATGAGCAATCGATGGTAAATACTTTTGTAGGGCTACTATGTTCTGCGAACAAAGTAAACCTTACAGCATATACCACCAAAGGAGGACCTTTAATGGGTGCAAAAAGGAAAGCACAAAACCGTGCAAAGACCGGCTACAATAACGTAGTTGAATTTAACGTACAACAAAAACAGCAAACAGTAACTATACTTCCAAGAAATAAAAATCAAGAAACTTACGTCCTAAAACTACTAGACACAACCAAAGACATCGTATTTGGTATTGGTCCAGCGGGTACAGGAAAGACGTTGCTTGCAGTCCAAGCGGCTGTAAAGCTTTTCAAGGAAGGTGATGTAGATAAAATCATAGTTACTCGTCCAGCAGTATCAGTAGACGAAGACTTAGGTTTTCTTCCAGGTACGCTAGAGCAGAAAATGGCTCCATGGACAAGACCTATTTTTGATGTATTGCGCGACTATTTTGACGCTCGTCAAATAGAAGGAATGATAGAAGAAGGAATTATTGAAATTGCGCCGCTAGCATATATGCGTGGACGAACATTTAAACGTTCTTTTATTTTAGCTGACGAAATGCAGAATGCTACACCAAATCAAACTAAGATGTTATTAACACGCTTAGGAGAAGGCAGTAAAATGGCTGTCACAGGTGATTTAGCACAAGCCGACCGTTTGAAAGATAACGGACTAATAGACTTTACTAATCGTTTATTAGAATTAAACTTAACTCATATAGACATAGTCAACTTTGGACAAGGAGATATAGAAAGACACGATGCAGTTAAGGAAGTTCTTCAAGTTTATGGAGATGAATAACTTCAATATCTGACTTACTTAGAAAAAGTAATCCCTGTGTGCTACGGTATTCTTCAGCGTAGTACACAGTGGTTATCCCGCTTTGATATATTAGTTTAGCACAATCAATGCAAGGCGCATGAGTAACAAATAAAGTTGCTCCTTCACCACTTTCGTGTGAACTTGCTAGTTTGGCAATTGCGTTGGTTTCAGCATGAAGTACTTCTCTTTTACTTTTAGTAATGGTATTACCCCATTCATCCTCGCCATCCCATTCTTCACAACAGTTATCCCAACCGCTAGGCATTCCATTATACCCAATACTAATAATACGATCATTTTTTACAATTATTGCACCTACTTTTAACCGCTTGGCATGACTTAGCAGGGCAAAACGTTTGGCAACATCCATATATGCATCTATAAACCTTTGCTTCATTATTTTTTTTCTTTAGCCTTAGCTTTCTTTTTTGGGCCCCATGTGTATGTTAAATCTTCTGTACGTGCTCCTGGAGGACAAACTGTTATTTTGTTTCCTTCCGCAAGCCATTTTTCAACATCTGTTTTATTTTCGTCTGTCATTTCATCTCTCATTTTTTATTATCTCCATTAAAAATTCATTCTTTGTATAAATGTAGCTCCAATAAGGACCTTTGATAGGCGGCTTACCGTTATCGTCATAGTATGTATGTTGCTCATAATATTTCTCTAACCATATACGCTTGCGTGATCCGCTACGTATGGGCCACCAAGCAAACTTTTCTTCTACAGATCTCTGCGGATCTTGTTGCCAGTTCCATCCCATCATACAGCCATGGGCGCCTTAATCGAATCCATTGGAGTATAACCAATAAGTTTATAGTCCTCGGGTTTTGTTTTTACAAGTTGATCTAAGTCTGTGAACTCAGGCATTTTTAGTATAGGACCTTGTAATGGAGTTCTAATAATTTGCTGTTGTACTTGTTCGAAGTGATTTTTATAGATATGGCAATCCCCACCAGTCCATATAAAGTCACCTACCTTTAATTCTAGTAATTGTGCAAACATATGTGTCAACAAACTATAACTAGCAATGTTAAAAGGCACCCCTAAAAACATATCAGCACTACGTTGGTACAATTGGCAACTTAGTTCGCCGTCTTGTATGTGAAACTGGAACATAGTATGACACGGCGGCAATGCCATTACATTTACTCTGTCAGCATTCCATGCACTAACAATGTGTCTACGACTATCTGGATTGTAGTACATATTTTCAAGTACTTCGGCAATTTGATCTACAAATCCAAGTTGTGCGTCCCAACTGCGCCATTGATGTCCATATACAGGACCTAAATCTTTTGTTGTATCGTTGTTTACATACCCTAGTTGCTTGCCTTGATTGTCAGCATTAGCAGTCCAAATAGTTGTTTTGCCTACTAGTTCTTCTCTAGGTTTACCGTAGTGTATTTCAGCAAGTCTACGTTCGTCACTAGATCCTTCTAGCATCCATAGCAGTTCACTTACAACACTTTTCCATGCAAGTTTCTTTGTAGTTACAGCAGGAAATTCATTACGTAAATCAAAACGCATTTGATGTCCAAATACACTACGTGTGCCTACGCCTGTTCTGTCATCGCGGTCTTTGCCGTGTAATAAAATGTGATGTAATGCGTCTAAATATTGCTTCACGAGTCTACTCCGTATCGAATTTCGTCTTCACCGTAGCGTCCTCTGTCACGATTACCGTCACCATTAAGTTGTGTTAAATCTTGTTGTACATGTTTATAATTTGTAGATCGCTTCTTCCAAATTTCAAATGTAACTGCTTCGTGTTCGTCTGACCACGTGCGTTCAAATAAACTTTCAATCTTACGTAACGGTAAGAATGTATCACAAGCATATGCACCTGGAATACGACTAATATAAAACTCGTCAATAATACCTAGTGTTTGTTCAATAATGTTAGGTCCACCAATCACCCAAGTTATAATACCAGGGTTATCTTCTGAAATAGCTATAATAGCACTGTTAATATCGCCTTTAATATATCCGTCTGCACCAGGATAGTCTTCTTGACGACTTGTTGCTAAATAATTTCGACGTTTTGGTAACGGTCGAGGCATACCAGGATCTTCCCAAGTAGTAGATCCCATTATAACAATATGTCCTGCTGTGTTCTCTTTGAACCATTGTAGGTCTGTTGAATTATTTGGCCACGGTAGTGTACCGTTTTTGCTTACGCCTCCGTAATCGTCACATGCTAGTATTGCTTTAATCATTAACTTCCATCTCCTGGTACTTCGCTAAAGTGTGTCTCAAATTTATTTGGCACATCTTCCCATTCCTTTGCATCTGCTGGCGGTATACCCTTCTCAGTAATCACTGGCCAAATCAAACTATATTTTAGATTGATGTCGTGCCATTTTTGTTTTTCCTGATCGTTCATTACAGAATCAGAAAGAATAGCACCAGGACCGCATTCAGGCTCACATACTCCACAATCAATACATTCATCTGGATTGATTACAAGAAAATTTTCTCCTTCATAAAAACAGTCTACTGGGCATACTTCTACACAGTCCATATTTTTACATTTTACACAATTATCTGTTACTAAGTAAGTCATATTTTTTACCTATAATAAAAGTTAACATTAGCACTTACAACAATTCTGTCTTCTGTGCCCATGTATGGTACAGCATCATGCGGCAACCATGCAGGAAAGACTATTAAGTGCCCGTCTCTTGGTGGAATAACATAACTACTATTCATATAATTCCACTCGCCTCCGTCATCTTTAGCATTCTGATGCATGTTATGATTATACCAAGTGTTACTTCCGTTATGCTGTTCACATTCATTAGTTTGGACATAGAATATAGATGCCCAACTACTACCCGGGTGCGTATGTAGTTTATGGTAGCCATTCTGTTTTGTAATATGATACCAACTTTCACCTATAACGCATTCCATATCTCTATGTGGCTTCCAGTAACCTGTACTAGGAAGACCTTCGTGCATCACATGTAATAATGATTCATTAAAGAATTGATTTAAATTTTGTACAGACGATGTATCAGTTTGTAAAAAATTAAACTTGCTCTCTAATAAATTATGTTTGGCTTGTATTGCAACTTGGCTATCTATATCTGTCTCTTGTTTTTCTGCTTGTTTGTATATATCTTCTACTAAATCAGCCTGTATTTTTTCAAAGTCTTTGTACTTGTAATGAAAGGTAAAAGTTGGCCAAAGAGTATGTGCTGTTTCGTATTCACTAAATTCCATTTTATAACCTTGCAAGTTTAATAAGCGTTGCTGCCAAATTAATCTCCGGATCAACAACAAGTGTATGATCAACCATGCCTTGTTTAATTATAATCACAGCACTGTCTTGTGTTTCGTCATCACCAAATAGTTCTATGTTGTCATAAAGCCAACGATACACCTCTTCCATCTCTTCTGGGCGTACTGCGCCACATAATAATTTACGTGCTTCTTGTATTTTACCTGCCTTAAACAGTTCAACCATTTCTAGTTTCCAATCAGCGGCACCACTATCGCCTTCGTTAGGTTTTACTAGTACCCCATCTGTTGAATTCATTTGTACTGTGTTGATACACTTACGCAAGTCTGGATATGTTGCTTTTACGTAGGTATCCAACGTATCCAAATCAGGAGTAATACCTTCAGTGATAAGGATTTCAGCAACTCTAGCTGTAAACTCAGTTTGGTCAATTTTAGCAATGTGGAAACCTTGACACCTACTGTGCAAAGCGGGTATAATACGATTTGGATAGTTACAAGTGAGAATGAAACGAGCAGTAGTATGATACTCCTCCATAACCCCACGAAGAGCTGCTTGAGCGTTTGGCGATAAGTAATCTGCTTCATCTAATAATACAACCTTAAAGTCCCCAAATGGGATCATCTGTACAAAGTTAACAATTTTATCTCTTACATCATCAACTGAGTTTGTGCGACTTGCGTTAATTTCTAGTATGTCTAGATCATTAACCTCAAGTTCATTAAACAAAAGTTTAGCAAGTGTTGTTTTACCAATGCCTGCGTTTCCGCTAAACAATAAATGCGGGATAGTTTTGTCCTTTATCCAAGTATTTACTTGATTGCGCTGAGAGTCATCTCTAAACACATATCCGTTTACTGTTTTAGGACGATACTTTTCTACCCATAAGTCTTTCATGTACTAGCCTCTGTGATCATTTTTATATTATTGTTTATTGTAGCATCAAATGCTTCGTTTGTCAAGCCAAATTTTAGTCCTTCACTTAATGCTCTACTAAAACTAGCTGTCATTTGTTTGTTCTTTGAAAGTCTTTTACACGCTTCATCTGTAGAGTATCCACCGCTAAGTCCTACAACTTTGTGGACTTTAGGATGATTTACAAGATCTTGATACATGTTTTGTTGTTCAGGAAGTGTTAATTTTAGTATACATTGCCCTTCATACAGATCTAATCTTTTCTTAAGTCCGTTTAGTAATGCAATTTCTAAGCCTTGCTTGTGTTCATGTTCAATTGGAATCTCTGGCTCCACAATTGGCATTAATTCCCAAGCATAAATTTGACCAGCTAGTTCCATCTGCTGATCAAGGACCTCATCTAATATATCTTGGGACTTTACAATACTTCTCATTTTAGTTCCAAAGCACTTGTGCTTCACAGCAAAATTTAGCATATAATTTAAATCAAACTTTTTAAGTGTTCCTGCTTCAGTACAGCCACTGTCAACTTTTAAAATAGCATGAATATTTTTGCCGTGTAGTAACGGAACCATTCCGCGTTCTATTGTGTCTTTGTATAGTATTGCGGCCCAAATATTTTCATCGTTAAATTCAGGACTGTTAATCATTCTAAGACGCATAGCATGAACTTTCTCCATCTTGTCTGCTTCTGTGTATTCTTGTCCGTAGCGTTCTAGTACGCCTCCTGTTGAACCGCCACTGTGGTCCATTGCTGCAATAAATCTACGATTCATTATTGTCATTCCTTTTCTTCCATTCTATTTCAAACTGTTCATCATACAAGTATAATGGAGCACCGTTTCCGCCAGCAATCCAGAGACGTCTAAAATATCCTGGCGCACTTGCTAATGCCATTTCTTGCGTTATATCCATATGCCCTTTGACTAAAAAAAATAATCTATAAGCTTCTTTTATCTCTTCTGGTGTTGGATCCATTTATTTTCTCCCGACAAGAATCATTCATATGATTCCCCAGTTTCACGGAAGAAGTTTTCACTCCAAAATGCTTTGTCATCAATCCAAATATCGTAGTTTTCTTTTTCACCTACACTTAGTTCGTGAAACTTAGCGCCCCATTTGATTAATTGATTGTTAGTTAAATTAAAATAGTCAACACCACTTACACAACCACGTGCTGTCATATATTTAATTGTGTGTCCTGCATCGTACAATGCGTTTACTTTTGCAATACGCTCTGGCATTGGAATGTGATTAGCGTAGTCTTTCTTTCCACCACTGTCGGGTATAATTACTTCCTTACAGATAGTGCCGTCAATATCAATAACATACTTCAACGTATAATTCCTAACTCTTTATATGCAAATTGCACACCTTTTGCTTGAAAGTAAGCATCAGCTAGTGCATTGTGTAAGTTAGTTTGTTGTAATACTTTACGTGGATCTACTTTACAGCATCCAAACAATGTACGAGCATCTTTGATTTGCCAAAACTGCCACGGAATCGGCATACCTAACATACGATACATGTCTTCCATAATAGTTAAGTCAAAGCCGTAGCCTTGTCCCCAAATAGTATCGCAACCTACACTCCATTTGCTTACTTGTCGTAGTGCTTCTTCAACACTTACTGCACCTGTTTGGTCAAACGCTTCTTCCATTGCTTTAGGATCTTGTTTTGCCCACCAAGCAATAGTATCATCACTTGTAGTACGACCTAATTTATCCTGATCATCTACATTAATTTTAAGATATAGTTCGCTATGTGGCTCACTATCGTCTAATGGATTAAACTTGATTGCTCCTAAACTTAATACAGTACAACTAGGCTTTGTGTCTAGTGTCTCTAAGTCGATCATGCCATGTGTTGCCATGTTTAGCCCTTCCTATTTTCTTGTCCAATTCCTGAGATAATAAGGAATACATAAAGAATAGGCCAAGCCCATCCTGTTAAATATCCTGTTGTGTGTAAGATTAATAAAGCAATGCCTGTAGCACCTGTTGTGCCTACGCCTGCTGTTTGTGGTGTAATTTTCATGAAAACTCCTTAGCTTTATACATATAATAACATATAAATGCTAAGGAGTCAAGTGTTATTTAGACATTTAAGAAAGGTTTTAATTGTGGTGCAGTCCAGCCTTCGGGCTTTAATACTTTACCATCTTCACGTTTGCGTACTTTGCCTGTTTCTGGATCAATCTTAGCCATATTTGTGTGCATAACTTCATTCCATGCACCTTCTGCATCAACTCCTAAACTGTTTATAGCGCCGATGCTAACAACAATTATGTCAAGTAATGCATCTAGTTGCTCTACAACATCATTGTCTTTGATTGCGTCAGCGAGCTCTCCACCCTCTTCTTCAATCAGTCTAAGATACATACCATATTGCTCAATGTTTACATCGCTAGTTGTTTGATCACATGCTTCCATGAAATCTTTTTGATCTTTAAACGGATTCGTCATATTGTTGTTCCTTAATTATAGTTTGAAGGCTACGAGTAATAAGATAGCAATTAGTAATATGTTAGTAAAAAATATTTCAATAGCCAATATTGTATGGTACCATATCCAACGTGTCTTGTATGCGTTTTCTATTGTCACTTCTTGAGGATCTACGTCATCCTTCATCATATCAATAACAACTGTTTCTTTTTTTACTTCTATTTCTTTTTGTTTAAATCCTATTTTGCTCAACCAACTCATTTATTAACCTATATATTTTATTTTATGAATGAAGATGGGTCAATGGTTGCGTGTTCGCCATCACTATATTCTGCTCCAATTGAGACACTCTCTGGTTTTTCATCTGAATATGCTAAAACACTTTCGGATTCTACCATTCGAACATCAAATTCTCCGTCATCAGTGTCCATTTTCATTGCACGGGTCCATCTTCCGTGCTCTATTAAGATCCACTGTCCGATACTATATTCATCTTTATTTTCAGGTCCCTTTGAAAATACTTTAGCCCAACGAGGATATATTCCCCTAGTTTTGCCATCGTCATTTCCTAGTATAATACCACCTTGAGTAACTTGTTCACCGAAGTGCATATCTGTTACTAACACACGATTTCCTACTGCACGTGGCGTGCCTTTAATTGCTTTTAAATTCTGAGCCATTTATTCACCTTTTGGTACGAAGTTTCCGTCTTTATCCTCAACCCAGCCATCATCAAATTCTTCATCTAATGCAGCTACTTCTGGTTCAACTACAGGCTCAGGATCTTTTTTAGAACGTGTTACTGTTTTCTTAACAGGGGGTTGTTCTACTACAGGTTGTTCTTCAACAACTTCCTGTACTTCATCTCGTGAACTTGAATCTCTAACTGTTCCTGCTGTTGCATAATGTTCAGAAATAACATCTTCACGTTTTTTAACAATCTTTCCGCCTGCTCCGAGTTCGTCACCACGGGCATTTACACGAGCATTTCCAACTGCTGGCGTAAGTTCGTTGCGCTTACGCAACATATCCATGTCAACGTTCTTTCCCCGCATACTGCGATATTGTTTTCTTTGTGGACTTTGCTTGGCCATATTCGTCTCCTTATAATATACGTATATTTTATTTATCTTAAGAACTCTCTCCAATCCAGGCCAAACTGGATTGAATCTATTTTATGCACACCTATTAAGTATAACACATAACTTGCTACAGAGCTACCTCTACCTACACCCCATACGATATTGTTTTCACGCATAAAGTCTACAAGATAAATCATATAGCGTAATAGATTGTGCATATCGCGTTCGCCATATGCTTCCATTTCTTCCCATATACGATCTTGTACGTGTTGTGGGCAGGGTGTTTCTGCTTTGCCTAGTACATATTCATATACATTGATGTCTTTGTATTCATCAGGCATAAACCATTCACTTTGACATACACCGTCAAAAGTCTGTTGATCTACATCTAATGGGATATACTTTTGTAGTTTGTCAAAGCCTTGTTCTTCCATAGCCTCATTAAACTTATCTACATCATCCGATTGCTCACACAGAACTACATGACACTTGTCAACATGACCTGAATAGATCATATCAACGAGATCCTTATTAGAGAATCGTGGGATACCTAGTTCGTCTGTTTTCATAATCATACTTGTATTTTACGATACTTTGATTAAATTGTCAAGAGAATTATCGCCATCTTGTTGATTATCTCTTTGACGTTGTGCTTCGGCACGATGACGGGTTTGTATTTCTTCTCTATAGATATCTATTATGACGGAGATTTGTGATTGCACACTAGGATTATTTGTGATAAAGTATTTGCGCTGGAGTTCAATAACTTTTTCCTCTAGCTCATTGATAGTTAAATTATTTAGGTTATCAACATACGGATGTATCATTATTAAGCTTCGTAGCGTCCTCTATAATTTGCGTATACCGTTGTGCCTTGATTGTAGGACCAAAAATCAACTAATATTGGATCTTCGCTGCTATCAACAGTAATACCACGAGAGCCATTTGCAAGGGGGTAATTTGGATCATATTTAATAGTTCCACCGCCTTCTAGTGTAAACAACACCGATGCTGGAGTATCGTTACCTTTAAGTTGTACAGTTAGTTTAGCTAAATGGTCTACTGGCGGCCATTCAGATATCGCAAAACTAATAGTAGAGGTACCTTCAGGTAAATTTATATTAACAGTTTGATACATACCGTTAAGTAAACTAATATTCATCCCATCTATAACTGTACCAATGTTGTGATATTCTTCTGTAACTTGACTCAAGTTAGCTCTTGTAATCTCAGTACCGGCAAAGTCATTAGGTCTATTAAGTTTTGCAGTATTATTTTGTAATGAAGTTATTTCACTTTGTGCCTGTGACAGTCCGTCTTTAATAATAGTAAAGTTGTCACGAAAGCCTTGGGTATCGTTATCGATACCTGCAACTGGATATGCTCCGTCAATTGTTTGGTAAGTAATTAAACTGGCCATGTTATTTTTCCTCTTTAATAGTTATATTTATCGTTGTTAAACATTGAATTGGTAATTTGCGAATAGTATATATTTTTCATCTGCACTATCTTTTGCACTTTTTACAATATATCTGTCAATATCGTATGTTATTAGTTTTGGGTCAAATCCTGAGTTTTTAATATTGTTAATAATGTCTGCACTTTGACCTGCCTTGCAGTAAGCAATTGGAATTGCTGTAACAAAATCTAATTCTTGAAAACCGTCTTGTGCTGTACGCATCCACAAAGGCAAATATTGTCTTTCTTCGTCGCCTATATTCTTAATATTCAATCTCATATGATCTATACTAGAGATATATTTTATTGAATCAGTACTTTGACTTACATTAATTGCAGTAGTGTCTGTTTTAATTGTATTAGTGTCTGGTCTAAATCTAAACGGTTCACTATCACCTTTCTGTAATACAACATCAACATCTCCGTTGTCTCTAATAGTAACTTCAAAATCTGCATTATCGACATTAACTTCTTGGTCGCCTGATCCTCTAGTTATAACTGTTATTTCGTCTGTTTCACTGAATACAAATCTAACAAGTGATCTAGTATAAACAGGCAATTCTGTATATCCGCCGCCGTAGCGTGTAGCGTCATCTATTATTGAATACTGTAGTTGATCAACACTTAGCTTGTTTGGATTTTTGATATTAATACTTGCTGCCGTAACTTTTCTTTCTTTTGCATTAGCAGGGTCAATAACATCAATATATACAACTTCGTATATTGTGTCACTTAGTGGATTATTTTTAGCCACAGCAGATTTTATTTCACCTAAAATATAAGTTTTTCTTTTATGATTCTTTGATGCTGCTGCAACAAAATTCTCTAAGTCTTTAGACTCTGCTCCTGCAAATACAAGCATATCTAAGTTATTTTGTAGCCCAAATACTGGGTCACCTGGACGATAAATTTTATTTGGTGTAAATATATCAGGATTACTTATAAAATTTTGAAAATATTTTCTTTGTGTAGGAGGCAGCATCGGACGCATATATATGTCAGTATATTGTGTATTATCTAAATCTTCAACCTTTAATGTAAACTCACGTTCAATTGCTGTGTAATTAAATCTATCTCTTGCTTGCACAGTAAATTTGTAACTTCGGTCAAAAGTAGTATCGCCTGGTAAGAAACCGTCCCATGTTACAGCTAAATTTTCAAATTTAGTCAATCCAGGGTTATCAACAGTGCCAAATTGTCTAGCTTGACCAATAATTTCACCATCATAAGTTAGTGTCAATCCAAATGGTAACTTGCCTGATGTTAATGAATAAATCATTCTAGTGTCAGGTACTGTTGTCTGTGCTTGTAACCTTAATGTGCTAGTAAAGTTAGCGTTAATAGATCCTAAATTTGCGGGCGTAAGCCATTTAATGTTACTATCAATTTCACCTATAATTTTTAGTTCAAATGTTTTCGCAGTACTAGGAATATCTTGTATGTCATTTGATGCAACAATTATATTCTTAAAAAATGTATCATTTCTAAATACAGCAATACCTATGTTACGTCCTTGATTTAATTGTGATGTTAAATTTACATCAAATTTAATTTTATCTTCGTTATCTCTAATAAGTTTAGCAGTTATTATTGTACTATCTGAACCTACAAAAAAGTTTTGTATATTTGATTTTATTCTTGACATAGCAGTACTTGGAATTAATATTTTCCAAGTTGTGTCATTAACTACAGTTATGTGTGCATCATCACCGTATTCTGCTGTTAATGCTTGTGATGTAGCAGTTAGTCTATCTGCTAAACTTAGGCCTTCTATTGTTTCAGCTACTTCTACCCAATTGTTGTTTTCGAAATCAATTTGTATAACACCGTTTACTTCGATTGAAATACCGTCGATATCTGTTTGAGGAATAGTAACGTGAGTATCCACGCACCTATATATTTTTCCATCGCCGCCGGTTGTCACGCCGTTGATTACATAATCACCTATAAAGTAATTTGTACTTAATTCAATCAAACGCGGAGCTGCCGCAGGAAGTATTGGATCAGTATTTGGATTTGTTTGAGATATCTCCCATTCAATATACGGAGTAATTGTGCTTATCTTATATTTTTCAGTTTCGCTAAATTTAAGGGTTCTACCAGCATACTTTTGTTTTTCTGTTTCATTTAATCTGCTTACAAACATATAGTCAGTGCCTGTTGTTGCAGTTCTACTTAATATTAAATTAATACTAGGTGCAAGGGTGTCATCGAAGTAAATTACATCATAATCTCGATTTCGATCATCTACGTTTGTAACTTTGTATTGCCTATTACCTAACAGTATGTTTCTATTAACTAATTCAAATAAATCGTTTACGCCATCTAAGTCACCTGTTAGGTCTATTTTATAGATTTTTATATTATTATTTCCTAATAATACATCTTCGTAATAATTACCAAAAATTGATACAGTTTCTAAATCTGTAGTTAAACGTGTTGCGTTTACTGAGAATTTATAATTTTGTGTAATGGCCGGCTGATATGGTATACGCCCAGCAATTTCTCCATTTCGACTATCAAGAACCATGCCCGGCGGAAGTTCACTTGGAGTTCCGTCATCGTTAACATCTTCAAGAGTATAAACTACAACACCCTCTAGTGTCCAGTTATCTATAATGTCTAAAAATACTGTAGTATAATTAGCTGCACGTTTAAAACCTAAATCTCTTGGAGTAATCCAAGTTGGTGTTCTTACATTTGTTACGTCAGCAGTAAATACACCTGTAGCAGACTGCATTAACGTGTTGTCTGCTTTTAAGTAATCATCACCTACCAGGTATATTTTGAACTCACGCCTTACAAAATTTTCTCCGTCTGTCACTGTAACAGCAAATGGATAATAACGATTTAGTTTACGTGGATTAGAAGTTGGTTCATTGTATCCGTACTCAACAGTATCATAATAAAAACTAGCATAACCATTTGAGCTTAATGCAGCATAATCCATTGGTAGCCCAGCAAACGGTGAAGTGTCATATCCGCCACCTACGTATCGTTTATCTAAACTTAGTAGAGGTTCTGTAGTACCTGTAAGTTTGCCGCTTTCGGATAATATGATTCCTGGAGGAAGTACACCATCGCCATCAGCAATGAAATATGTTAATTCGTCGCCTGCGCTTAAATCAGTATCTGTCGCTGTTAATTGATAATCTATTATTTCGCTGTCTAAGATAAAAAGTGCATTATTTGATCCTACATTTAATAGTCCTGGTACGGTTGCCCATTGCGGATCGTCAGGACCAGTAACAACAAATTCTATTGTACAGTCTTGCCATTCATCGTCTGTTGACGCTCTAAATACTGACGTAAACGTAGTGTCGTATGCAACCTCGTAAACAGTTCCTGTTAAGTAATTGCCTTCTAACCGAGTACCGGCAGGTAAGTCACCGCCTATTTGTTCGACTTCTATGTTAGCAATAGCTGAAAGTGGAAGTAGTATATTTACTGCACTACGTTCAACTAATACACGGTATCTAGTACCTGTTGGTATATTCCATAATTTAGACATTAATTAAACTTCCTTAATACTAAGTATTTATCGGAAGTTTATAAAGCGCCACCGTCTAGACTTGTAGCTGCTGGCGCTGTTATTGTACCGAAATCGACTTGGCTGTTGAAGATTATAAATTCAAGTGCATTATTTGCTACAGAGTCAAGGCCACCAAAGTCTCCAGTACCGGGTGCAAAGTATTGGTTATATAATGCTTCTACGTCTACACCTCTAACAGTACCATACAAATTTCCTCTGACATCACCTTCATGAAATCCTATAGTAGAACCTATGAGCGGTCCTTTAAATTGGTTTGCTTTAATATCTCCGGTGGTAGTAATTTCATTAACATTTGCTATGTCGTATCCAGCGCCGTCTAAATCGCCGCCAAGTTGTGGAGTTGTATCGTCTGATATTTCTGGGATATCTGATTTAAGTGCAAGCTCTATCCAAGCACCTCCATGACTATAATATGCACCGCCGGTACTGTGTACGTGTGCAAATAATCCGTGATATGTACTTGCATTTGGTAAGTCTGCTAATGTATCATAAACATTATTATAAAGTATTCTAGCATCTTCAAAGTCGTATTGCTTTGTAACATAATCATCGCCCGATACAGCGGTTTGGGTAAGATCGTACACTTTATCATTGTTAATAGTAATATTGTTATCAGTGACACTTAACGTTAATCCAGCACCACCTACTATTTTTTTGAACTGTAGATCATAATTTAGACGTTGTACAAATAATCCTTGACCGCTATCGCCTAAATTAGTAGCAGTTGTTTTCTCATCATCGCGTAGATCTAATTCTTCAAAGTTAGCGTTAGTTTTGATAAACGCTTCTCTTAAATCGTCACCAGTGCCGTCGTTAGCAATATTGCCTATGTTAATTAATTGTACTGCCATTGTTGGTTCCTTATGATATTGTTATAGTATTCCACATACCAAGGTGTATCGAACACTGGTATCCATATGATCCTGCACCGTCAGTAGCTGTTGTCCAATCTACTTGTGTAGTGCCTTGTCCTGTAGCACCTGTCACTTGATTACCAGTGCCTGTGCTTTGTGTAGTTTTAATGTAGAACGGATGCGCACTTGATGTGCTTGCATTTACATTAAATCTTACATTATCACCACTGTTAAATGCTAGTGCTGGGTTTGATCCACTTACTGCACCATTTCTATCAGTTCCGCTTAGTGTATAACTATTGCCACTATTTGTTACTGTAATTGTATAGTCCGGGGCAAATGCAGGTGTAGTACTTGTATCACCAATGGCTATTGCATCTGTTGTGTCTACAACAGTTCCGCTAATACTTCCAGTTCTAATCTGTACTTGGAAGTTTTCTGTACCTTCTGTTGTAGCATCTGCTGTCGGAGTTACTGTAAATGATCCATTGTCGCTTGTGATTGCAAAGCTACCACTTGAAGTAGCAAAATCACTTGAGTTAGTTGCAGTCCAATAAAGTGTAGTTGCATCTGCTACATCTGTTGTAACAACATTGATTGTTAAAGCACTACCTTCGTCAATTGTTTGTGCTGCTGGATAAACATAATAAGTTGGGCCAACAGCTTGGCTTGAATCAGTAATACTAACGTTTGTTGATGATTCACCATTGTCTAGTGCAAATGCTAGTGTTTTATCACCATCAGTAGTTCCATCTTTTGCTGTGTTAATTTCAAGTGTAGCAGTGTTTGAATTAACTGTAAAGTTACCAGTTAGTGAAATTGCTGCGTCTGCAACATAGCCTGAAGCGCCTGCTACTGTTGGATCACCTACGTCACCATCTTGGAATATTGTTCTAATAGTTGCAATGGCCGGCTTACTAATTACATCCCCAATATGTGTATTAAATAATGCATAGCCTAGTGGGTTGTTTGATTGTATACCTGCTTGTGTACGCATGTCATCTGTCCATTCTGGAGCAAGACTCCCACCGTCCCACAAGTCGCTGTACTCAAACATACAGAAGTTAAGCAAGTACAAATATTCTTTAACGCCTACTTCAAACTCTCCTGCATCAGTTTCCCAATTAGGCGCATATCCACTTGGATCCCATTTGCTTGCATCTGCTGCTTCTTTCATTGCAGCGTGTAAGTCACTAGTTGCCCAGTCTGCACTTATATCTGGATACATTTTTAATGTTGCTGCATCCAAACCATGCATGTGTAATGTATGGAAGACGTGTTCAATCACTTCTTGTGCATCTTCGTCACCTGTTCCAGGAGTACCACTACTGTTTAAGTACCATACCATATCGTTTTGCACTGTTTCATCAAACAATGGTTCTAATCCCCAAGAGCGAATGCCTGCATCGTCTAAGAAGTTTGGTGTATAGTCGCCGCCTGCACCTCTTGCTATTCTTTGTATAGTCGGCTTTGGTGAGTGATACGATGTTGTATTACCAAGTAATGTTTCTATTAGTTGATTCTGTTTGTTTGCGTTAATACCTGCACCTGTGCTATCAGTAAACAACTGGAACATACGTGCTACTTTTTGAATAAATGCATCCGGTACCGCTGTTTGTCCGCCGACTGTGCCTGCACTAACTAATCTAACACCTGCTGTTCTAACTTCTCTAGTGAAGAAGTTACTACCATATCCTGTTGTATTTGCAAGTGCTGTACTTGCTCTCGGACCAGTATCTAAATCACTTGAATTAACACCTGAGATTGTGTATGGTACGTTAGTTGCATCGTCTACGTTTGCTGTAGTAAGTGTAACTGTTGTTTTCTCGCCTTCCTGTAGAGACGATGAACTTACAGCGAGTGAGTAAGAAGCTGCGCCGCCACCTGGAGTTGTACTTGTATCATTAATAGTAACTGTACTTGATGTTGCTACAATTGTTCCTGATACACTTCCTGTTCTAATACTAGCAGTGAATGTTTCCGCGCCTTCAGTAGTTTCATCAGCAGTTGGTGTTACTGTAAACGACCCAGCATTGCTGTTAATTACAAAACTACCATTTGAAGTAGCAAAGTCACTGTCATTAGTAACAGTCCAATATAGTGTAGTTGCATCTGCTACATTTGTTGTAGTAACATTGAATATTAAATTACCACCTTCATCAACGTTACCGGCTGCTGGAACTAAGTTATAGCCTGATGCTACACTTGTATCATTAATAGTAATACTAACTGTTTCACTAACTCCAATTAGAGATAATAACATAGTTTGTGCGCCTTCTGTAGTCGCATCTGCTATTATATTAAATGTAGCTGTTGCAGTATTTCCAGTTACAATAAAGTTACCTGTAAGTGATTCACTAATATCACCTGCTTCGATGCCAGATATGGCATAACCAACTGACGTGCCATTAGTAACATTAGTAGTAGTAAGAGTAACTGTTACGCTGCCGCCTTCATTAACACTTGCTGCATTTGACGACAATGAATACGTTGCTACTGCACCAGGAGCAACTGCATCTGCTACTGTGCCCATGGTTAGCTGAGTTGCACTGTTAAATTTATTAAATGCAAATCTATTTGTTGCTCCTAATAAACTACGTGTATCGGTATAGTCAGTAGCAGGCGAAGCGGTATCATAAATTTTTGCAGTTTTTGCAGTGGAATTAACAAACGCTAATCCTTGTGCAGGTGTTGCATTAAGATTTATTTGTAACCATAATGCTGTCATTCCAGCCACTTGTGGCGATGCCATACTGGTGCCGCTTATATTATTAATTAAGAAACTTGAATTTGCTGGATAAGGATTATTAAGAGTAGTAGCACTGAAAGCATTAGTAGTACTCATTGCACTCATAATATCAGTACCAGGCGCATAAACACTAACACCGGGTCCTGCTTCTGAGCTCGATGCCTTTTGCTCTAATCCGTTTGCATTTATTGAACTATCTATATTACCAACTATATGCGCTCTTGTACTGTAAGGAGATGAACCACGTTGATAATTCACTGATCCGGTATTAGCAACAAGTACGTTATCATAATCGTCACCACCTAGTACGTCAATTTTATGACTTCTGTTGCCAGCTGCTACCATAACGTGTACGCCTGCATCAATTAGTTCTTCCATATCAACATCAACTGAATCAACTCTTACGTTTGTTCTATATCTAGCACCGTTCCAATTTGGTGGAAGACCAAATGCCCAACGCTTTGCACTACTATCAATATCTGTTCCAGTTTTTGAAACGCCACGATATGTCATACTAGTAACTGTGTCGTAGTAACGTAGATATCCCCAACTCATGTTTACAACTGTTGGTCGTTTTGCTCCAGTCGCAGGATCAATTGGCTTAGCGTTGTGCCATTCTTTAATGCAATCAAACGCATATGTTGTGCTTGTACCAGTTCCGCTGTCCCCTGAACCTTCTAGTCCTGCAAGTTTTAAACTATAAATTTTAGATCCCTTAGCCCAACCGTATGTTTTACCTACGGCTGTACCTGCAACGTGTGTACCATGTCCATCATAATCTCTATAGTAATTTGCATTTTGAGCAGGCATACCAGCAATACCACTAGCTGTTGTCCAGTCAAGTTCTACAACTCTACTTACACCGTTTGCATCTTGAAATTCAGGATGATCTATTTGTAGTCCACTATCCATAATAACAACATCAACGCCTGATCCGTCTAGTGTGTAATTATATCCGCCGGCCGCTGCATTAACTCCTGTATAAGGATTAACGATTTCATTCATTCTACGCATACCCCAGTTTAGGAAATCACCGCGGTCTAATGTAGTTTTTGTAAAGTTACCTGTCTGAGTTGTATCAAATCCAATACTAAGATCTGGATCTAGTTCTGGCAGTAATGTAACTGCATACACTCTGTTATCGTTTTTTAATGTATCAGCTTCTACATCTGTTAAACTATAGTGTGTATTACGTTGCGAAGCTGGTCTTGCATTTGCAACAACAACAGAGCGTCCTGGAATATCTCCGCCACCAGTTTTAGCAATCATTTCTTGATTGAAGCCTGCGTAGTCTACGCCCTTGTTTAAACTTACAATATATTCTTTTTCGCTCATTTCCGTTTCCTAATGTTTTATATATTTATGCTATAACGGGGTTACCCTGATTTGCAGTGCTCAGCCAACCATTTGTAGTGTATAGTAATGTTATGTTATCGTTTACATCTTCGAATGTAATATCAGTTCCATTTGCAAATGTAGTTGGAGTAACTATTGCATCGCCGGCATCACCAACCATTGCAATTATTTTTACTTGTCCTACAACACCATCTGCTAGTGTGTATGCATCGTCAGTACCAGTGGTTGTAATTTCTGTTACTAGTGTATCTAAACTAATTGCGCCCGGTCCGCTGATCTGCTGTACATCGCCTATTATTTTACTTATTGGACCCACAACCTTACCTGTAACACCATCAATTATTATACTTGAGTCATCTGCTACAACACTACCTTTAACATCGCCAGTAATATTACCTATAACTGAACCAGTTAGTGTTCCGTCAATGGTTGCGTTATAAATTTCAACAAGTTGATTACGTGTTGATATTGGAGTACCAATTCTTACATCACCTTCGTTCGTTCCTGCGTTAATTGCAACTCTTGCATAGTCAGTTGGGTCAGCCGGGTTACCTGGTTCAGTTTTAAGTTCTATATGGTTAATACCATTTTTATCTAGTTGTATATTTGATACACCAACACCGTCTGATCCGCCAAATAAGTTTAAGAAAGTACCTGCTGTAATATCTAAAGTAGTACCGGTATTGTTAATAATAGTATTTGCTTTAAATGCTTGCCCGTGTATGTTTGTAGATTCTATATCGCCTACAATCTTGCCACCAACACTGTCAACTAGTATAGTACTATCGTCAGCTACAACACTACCTTTTATGTCCCCAACAATGCCGCCTTGTGCTGCCAATGAATCAGTAAACGGAGTTCCAAACAAACGTAGTTCGTCTGCTCTTAAATTAATTGATGTATCAGTACCTTTAGGGAAAACAGTAATTGCATTATTACTGCCCACCCCTGTTTGTATAATAATGCTATCGTCTGCTGTAATATTGGCTGCAACTAAAGCTGTTCCAAAATTAACTATACCGTCAATGGTAGTTGTACTACTTGAATTACCAATATTAATTGCTGTTGCAGTTGTTGCACCAATTGCTAGTGTTGCTTGATCTATGTTTGCTGCTAGTGTTCCTGGTGTTGCTGTATGTGTTAGCTCACCGTTTGCAGGATTGTACATCATTACGTTTGCACTTGCTTGGTTTCTAACTGGTTTAATTACTAAACTATTTGCTTGTGAGTTTTGTGCCGTAACACCTGTTGCGTTAATTACAATTGAGTTTGCTGCTTGGTTTGTATGGCCTGCATTTTTACCAATTGCTACTGCATCTGCACCTTGACCATTGTTACCAGCATATACACCAATTGCTACTGCACCAGCACCTTGACCTACTTGACCTGAATTAGAACCAATTGCTGTTGCTCGATCGCCTTGGGTATTATTACCAGCTACAAAGCCAACTGCTGTGGCCCAACTTTCTTGATCTGTTTCACCTGCACTATAACCAAGTGCTATTGCAAAAGATCCTTGATTTGTTTCTCCAGCGCCTTCACCAAGTGCAATTTTTGATTCACTTGTTCTTAAACTTGCTGTTTCAATATCACCAACAACTTTATTATTGTTGCCATCTACAAGTACTGTTGAATCATCACCAAACACACTACCAGTCATGTCGCCATCAAATGTACCTGAGTGCGCACCTGCGGCATTACCTGTTACGTCACCAACAACTGGTCCAGTATGTGTGCCTGCTGTATTACCTGTTATACTACCTGTAACATTACCTTCAAATGTTGCTGCAACTAGTGTTTCTGTACCTAATGTCCATTTGTCAGTTGCTTCGTCCCATACAAATGTTTTGTTAGTTTCTGTTCCTCTTTCAACTTCAATACCTGCTGTGCCTAGTGTTACGCCAGCGCCAGCTTCACCTTTGTTTAATACAATAACATTATCTGTAATTGCAGTATTAGTTGTTTCAATTTCTGTAGTATCGCCAGTAATAGTTAAGTCACCAGCAATTACAACATCATTAAAGTTTGATGTTCCTGCTGTTGCTTCTACATTACCGTTTACATCCTTCCATGCACCATTTTGGTACATAATAACTCTATTAGTTGTTGAGTTATAAATCAAATCGCCGTTTTCAGCTGCAATCGCAGGTAAATTAGTGCTACTAACTTCTGATATTCTAAAAGGAACATTGCCATTTATTTTTACTCTATTACCTGCTGTAATTTCAAGATCAGTTGCTGCTGTCATTTCAGCAATGCCTAATCCTGTACCATAATTTAGTGTATTAGTTACAACAGTCTGTGAAGTCATTGTGTCAAAATGTCCTTCACCAAATGGGTTAGTTGTAGTACCTACTGACCTAGTGTCAGCAGTATCTGGATAAATGTCGCCGGTTGCTTTTGTATTTCCTAAGTCAACAGTTGTAGCAGCACTAATAACAATATTGCTTGCACCTGTGATACTTCCTGCGCTAGTAAATTCAATATCGCCGCGTATCTTACTAGCAACACCGTCAACAATTACAGTCGAGTCGTCGCCAAATACACTGCCTTTAATATCTGATTCAAAAGGTACGCCTTCGTCAAACAATCCTGCTATTTGTGCGTTCAAATCAGCAGTTTGTAAATATCCTACATCGTCTGAAAATTCTGATAAAAATTGCGGAGCGCCTTGTAGTGATGCATAACTTACTTTTCCAGTACTAGCATCAAATACAATTTCTTCGTTGTACGAAACTAAGTTTCCTTTTAGTGTAGTTGCAACAATTTCATTAAACTTTAATGCTTCTGTACCTACATTACCTACATTTGTTGTACTCGGAACAATACTAGTATCAACAGTAATAGTATCAATTTCAATATTACCTAAATCACTTAACGGTCTATATTCTAATCCTGTACCGTCCGCTTTTACTTTTACAAAATAGTTAGGTGATCCAACAAATGTACTCGGAGTATCTGTTAAGTCAGCAAATGCTTGTGCAACTAATTTTTGTCCGTTAACTTTTATTACTGTTGCATCAATAGTTCCAAGTGATGTTATGTCTTGTACGTTAACAATTGAATTTGTACGTAGGTCAAGATTATCGGAATCTGGTATTTCCTTAATTTTATTGTTATCACTTGTATCAAGTACTAGGGGAAATCTATTTGCCATTCTTATTAATCCTATTGTTATACATATTTATCGTATCCACTTGAAGTATTATAGTGCTGCTATTCTAGTTTGAAAGTCTGCAAAGTCTGCACTTGCTGCTACTAATACTTTCAAGTCTGCTGTATTAGTGTAACCTGGTATTGCCGCGTTGTGTGTAACTTGTCCGGTGTCAGCATCGTAACCAAGTATGGTTACCATTGTATCGTTTCTAATTGGTGTAATTATTGTGCTATTTGCTCCAAAGTTGTATACTTCTGCACCAGTTGCGTTTATTACAATCGAGTTTGCGGCTTGGTTTGAATAACCTGCTTTTTCACCAATTGCTATTGCATTTGCGCCTTGATTTGCTACACCTGATTCTTTACCAATTGCTATTGCATTTGCGCCTTGAGTAGTTTTACCTGCGTCTTTACCAATTGCTATAGCAGAGGTACTTTGTTGAATTGCGGCTGCGTCTTTACCAATTGCTATAGCGTCTGTACCTTGTCCTCCGAGGAAAAACATATCGCTCGTAGGTGTTTGACTTGCATTTGCGCTTAGTGTAAGTGTTGTGCCGCTATCTACAGAAACAACAGTTTGTGTTGTAAATCCAGTGCCACGAACTCGGAACCCTGGATATATTCCTGTTGTATCATCTACAACAAGTGCTGCACCGCCAGTTCCGCCACTTACATAACTAGGAACAATAAGGGCGCCCGGTGCTGCGCTATAGCCAACTGCAACAGCGCCATTTTCTTGCCCAAAGGCGCCTGCGGCTGCACCAACTGCAACAGTGTCATGGCCTTGATATTCTGCACCCGCTGATTGACCAATTGCTGTTGCATCTTGACCTTGCTCATTTAAACCTGCATTATTACCAACTGCTACTGATTGCATTCCTTGGTTGATACTTCCTGCACCAGTACCAACTGCTACAGTCCAGAGAGCCTGTCCTGTTTCACCTGCATTTGTACCAATTGCTACTGCGAGGTTTGCTTGATTAGTTTTACCTGCATTGCTACCAAGTGCTATACTTGTCGCACTTGTTCTTAAACTTACTGCATCTACACTTGCTGTTTCTACTGGACCAACAATCTTATTGCTAACTCCATCTACTAGTAATGTACTATCATCACCAAACACACTACCTGTAAGATCACCATCATGTGGTGCACCAGACACCATAGCATCTGTTATTCCATATCCTGCAAGTGTTGTAGGCTTGCCTGTAATACCGCTAAAAGCAACTGCGCCTGCTGTACCACTTACATCACCTGTTACGTTACCTGTCAAAGGTCCGTAAAAAATATTAGCCAATACTGAGTCTGTTTCAACTTGTCCAGTAAACCAAGCATTGTAAAATCTATTACTAGTAGAGCCTATGTCAGTAGTGCCATCACCTGGAAGTATTGATGTTGATTCAATAGGCCCAACAATTTTGCTGTTAACGCCGTCTACAAGTAAAGTACTATCGTCACCAAATACACTACCTCTTAGATCTTGTGGTACTATTGGAGATCCTGTATACAACTCTGTGAAGTTGTCGTTGATTTTTTCAAAAGCTAAACGTAATGGATCTCCGTCGCCTTTGTTTGCACTTGTACCTGTATTAATTAGTTTTTGTGTCATTATTTCTTGCTCCAACTTCAACTCTTAGTTTACCAGCAGTAGCGAGCACACGCCTCGGCTGCGGGGATCTAGTATCAACAGCAGCTTTTACGCCATCTTTTACTAGTTTATTAGTTTGTTTTTTGTCCATTAGTGTTTACCTACTACAACTTCAATAATGCCTCTTTCACTGTCTGTTTTATTTTCAAGCGCCTTACCAACAATTCTACCCGGTGCCGCATTATTATTAACAATAGCAAAACCTGGGATTGCACTAGTTACAAGCATATCACCTTTAGCAACTTTGCCAATTACTTTACATGGCACTCTACCTTGCATTGCAACAGGGCAAACAAACTCTGCTTCTTGGTGTGAGTTCATCAAGTATGCAGGATTAGTAGAAACAACACCTGCTACTCTATGATCGTTATGGGTGTCAGTCATTGCAACTTCTTTATCGCCTCCAAATACAAGTACAGTACCCGGCTCATATCCTGCATCAGCTTCATAGTTTTCTGCCAAGTCAGCATAGTATGCTTCAGTAGCTGTACCACGGAAGAATGTTGCATATATATTTGAATATTTTAGTGTAGATGTACCAATATTATACGTATCATCTAAATCAGGTTTAACACCACTTGAATCAACTATCATTGGAGCAACACTAGAACTTGTTCCACTGTTAGCAACAACTATACCAATCTGACCAGTTGTTGTTTTACCTGTGTTTGCACCAATTGCTAATCCTGTACTTGCTGCTCCTTTTTCACCTGGCGCTTCAATAAAGCTACTGTACATCCAATCAACGCCGAGTACTTTTTCACCAGCAAAGTTTGAAGTACTTTGTAAGGAACTTTCAGTAATATTAGTACCGCCGATACCTACACTACCTTTAATTAGCATATTAGGATATGTTGCAGACAGAGTTCCTGCGCCAGAGCCACCTACTGCTGTAAAAATTAAACCTTGTGATGGTGTTTTAACATTTAGTGTTAGGGTGTCTAAACTTAATACTTCATAACTTGCATCACCGCCTAGTATAAGTGAGTTGGCTTGTACTTTACCTGTAGCATCTGTCTTAACAATTGAATTAACTTCACCAGTTGAAGTTACGTTAGAAACACTGTATGCTCCTGCACCTGTTTTAATTAATGCTTGTCCAGGATCAGCAACTGCTGTTAGTTCAGTACCGAAGTCTCCGTCTACAAGTCCAGTACCTTCAACAACTACAGTATTAAATGAAACTGCACTAACTTCGCCATTACCAGCTGCATCTCGTCCTATCACACTATCTGTAGCAATTTGTTCAATATCAGCTAAAGCAACAGCACCACCTTTAAGTGTTACCCAACCATCAGTGATTTCAAATTTAGCATCATCAAACGCTGCACTACCTAAGTCTGCTTGTGCAATACTTGTAGCATCAACTCTTGTAGTTGCTGCGTTTAGATTTAGTTTAGTTTGTGAAATTTGTGCTGTTCCACTAATATCACTGTTAACAATTGCTCCAGGATTAATTTGTAAGTTAAATACTGTCCTACGATGAGTTGCATAAGAGTCATCTGATTCTCTATTTACAGAAGCAATAATGTCGCTTGCTGCATTCCATACACCGTTTGCCCATTCATCAATTGGTCCATCTACTATTTGTCCTTGCTTGCCACCCAATGCTGTAATAACATCAGCTGCCGGTCCACTCGCCGGTTTGCCGTCACTGAACTCGCCACTTGTTGGTGTGTAAATAATTTCAACAATGTTGCCTTCAATACCTACAATACCATCTTTATAATCAACAATGGCTCCAGTTGCTCCTGTTATAGATCCTGTAATTGCATCACCAACAGCAAACCCGCCACCTACAAGTGACCCAGCACTTACAATAAGTTTCTTATATCCAGTTGTAACTAGAAGTTGTGATACTGCACTATCATTAATTTCGTTGTCTCGCAGATCAACCAGTGTGTCTAAAGAACCACTTGCAGTATCAACGTATGCCTTAGTAGCAACGTCTGATGGTGATGTAGGTTCTTTTACGTTTGTAATTGTATTGTTAGCTGCGTTCAAATCATCTGTCATTGGAACAGCGCCGTTTGGAGCAAGTACACCTGGCCCTAGTTTGTTAGCAATAGGAGCACCAGTTACATCGTAGCCTAAACGTCTGTTTACATAACCACGGACAGCACTTTCTGTTGGTACTGTATCTGATGCATTATCAGTCATCGCTGTGTCTGTACTAAATTCAGTAATAACAACACCACGCTTAAAGCCTAGTCCGTCAACATCTGAAAGTGCAAGTGATGCACTAAATGTAACTGTACCAGTACCTTGGTCTACACTAAAGAATCTACCAACTCTAAAGATACCATTTTGGTCTGTACTTACATAAAATACTCGACCTTTACCTTTTTCAACAACTTCGTTAGATTCCTTCTTTTCTCCTGGCTCACCAAAGATAACATTTGGATAGTTACTTGAGTTAAATCCGCCTGTGCCAATATCTAAGAAGTCGTGTCCTGTTGCACGACATGTACTAATGTTAACAGTAACACTACCTGTTGCGCCATTTTTCAAACCGCCTCTAAGTGTAACAAGTTCAGAGCCTAATACAACTGTACTATTAATCCCTGTTGCATTAGTTGGGTTAATTGTTTCATAATCAACTAAGTCAACAATAGCGTAATCGTTTGACTCACTTCCTTCTACAACTGTTGTTCCTTCTACTCCTCGATAGTTGAATACATAATGCTTTTTACCATCCCAAGTAATAATCGGAGCTTCGGTAGTTAAACTATCAACTGTCCATCCTGCAGGTCTATTTGATGTAGGAGTTCTTGTATTATTGTTAAGTCTAAAGATTTCGTTTGCATCACAAGGTTGTACTGCTATTGTAGTATCGCCTGCTGTGCCACCTTTTGTAGTACCTCCTGTGAGTGCTACACCACCGTCTGTAATATTTCCAATTACCTCTTGAGCTTTTGCTGCATTTACAGTTAGTCTAATAAAGTCGTAAGTGCTATCAAGACCTGCTTGTGAAGTATTAGCAGGTAACTCGTCACCAATACTGTCACTTGTTAAGAAGCTGATACTTCTGTAGACAAAGTTTGGATTCTCATCAAACGTTAATGCTGTACTTGGACGAATAGTTAATACATCCGGACGAGCTAGGTCACTAATAATATGTGTTTGGTTTCTGTAGTAAACTATATTTGTGTTAAACGGTACAATTTCTAATAGTCCGTTTGCACTAAATTGCGCATCAGATGTACTAAAGTTTAATTTGTAAACTTGTCCGCTATTCATTGGAGTACTATCTTCAGCAGCTATTGTACCAGTTACACTAAATGTTTCAATTACACCTGTTACTAGTGCTACCGAGTCTACTGTAACTGTTGCATCGTTTGCAGGAGTTACACCACCCAATTGGTCACCAGGTACTACAAAAGTATCACCTACATCATAATTTGAAGTTGCTGCCAGTTGTGCTGCTGTTGCCGATACTTGATATCCACCACTAATTGTTTTAATAAGTGTAAAGTCAAATCCAGTTGCCGCGGCATCTGCTACTGTTTGAATTGCATCGCCGTCAATGTCCGGATATTGTCCAACAACATGACTAACAATTTCTGCGTTTGCAACTTCGTAACGTGCGAACGCTGGCCTAGCTGGATGATAAATGTTAACTTCTGATCTGTTTGACGGTACATCTTTTGCATCGTACACATAGACTGCTAGTTTTTCCTTTGAGTTATCATAACCATTCGAGTCAATTTGTGTTGGAACACTATCTGCACCTAGTGCGCCACTTACACTACCAGTTAGTTCATTAGTTGTATCAAACGCACCAGTAATATTTGTTACGTATATAACATTTGATCCGCCTGTTGTGCTTGTTGCAACTGCAACTTCTCCTGTTGAACCAGTAATAGCTTGTGTTAATGTTTCACCTGCTGTTAGATTTAACAATCCAGTTGTGGACAAGATAACATCAACATCAAACGCTCGCATTGGCTGTGTCATATCTTGATACAATTGTATTGAATCTGGGATTTCGTTTGGATCACTACCTTCAGCTACTAGACCAAACTCACCATAACAACTTGAACCTGTTAGTGATCTAATCTCAGCACCATTCTTTGAATAGTAACTAGCATGACAGTAGTATGTAAACATACTAACCATTTCTGATAGCGCACCGTTACTTGCAACCAAACCGTAACCTAAATCGTTAACTTGTGTAAAGTCGTTACCTAGTATACTTCTGTTACCAGCTGTTTGTAATGTAATAGGCAATGGTGCTGGAACACTTTGTACTGTTGAATTAATAATTACTTTTCTAGAGTTATTAATATTATCGTGAGCATCTTTTAATTCTGCACTTACACCTAATGTATCCACTGCTGGGAAAATTGTATCAGGAACAGCATTAAGATTTGCATTTTCAGCAGTTAATTTTATAATGTTAATTAAACTATCTGTAATAGCAGTTTCAGTTGCAGTTGCTGCGCTTCCAGAAGCGTCTTGAACTTCAGTGTTGCCTGCGGTAGGGGTTACTGTTGGTGTTGCTGTTGCGTCTGTAAGAACTGTTGCAACTACTGATGCTAAATGCACATACGCTGCTGCTGTTGCTGCTCGTTGTGCTACTGGAAGCTGTACTACAGCACCATCTAAGTATGCACGAGCATTAGTTACTGTACCACTATTGCCGCCATAAAGTATATCGTATGTTAGTGCGTCAATAATATATCTTACATCTCTAGCACACTTAGTTTGATTGTATCCAGCTGGAGGAGTGTTAGCATTTACAAATGCAACAACTTCTGCACCTAAGAATGTTTTGTTAGCTTGTAACCTAGCTACTGCATCGGCTGCGTTTGTGGTCGGAAGTACTGCTGGGCTAGGAAATGATAGTGCATCTACTACACCGTCACCCGGCTCACTTACACTCGTTGTACCGTTGTTGATAATATCAATAACTTCATCAAAACCTGCTGTAACTCTAGTTTCAGCTGTAACACTATCGTCCACTTCTGGTAATGCAAGTACTTGACCTTTTGCAAATGTAATTGCGTTTGTTGTTTGACTTTGTTGATTACTTTGTACATAGTCACCGCTTGCTCTTTGGTAAGCAAGCCCGTTATACACACTATTATAGTTTGTACCCAATGCTACATCTTTTGCAATACCGTCTAAAATATATCCTGTATCTCTAGCACACTTTACACTATCAAATTCAAATGTACCAACAGAGTCTAAATCAATGCCTGTTGTTAATAGACTTGTAACACCAGCAAATCCAGCGCCGCCGTTTGAACTAGGATCTAATATTAAATCTGCTGTACCGTTTGCTTTGTCATAGTTAGTAACAGCATTAATTTGGAAACGTCTACCATCAACATAAAATGCACTTGGAGTTTCCGGACGTCTTACAAATAATCCTTGCGGCTCAAGTTGCGATCCTAAACTTTTAACAGTTAGTCTAAATGCACTTCCGTCTACTTTTTCTATAACTTGCACTGCTGAGTTGCCAACAAACGCATCAACAAACAAGCCACCTCTAAATGCCTGCTTGTTTGCAGATGCTGAGAAACTTGAACCAGTTTGTACATATGGAGACTTAGTAAGTACTTGACCTTCTGGATCAAGTACAAGCATAAAGCCACCGTGTCCTTGTACAGTCATGTTACGCAAAATCGTAGCATCGTTCATTAAGAACGCATCCATCTCTGTATTTCTTAATGGCGGATTGTAATCGTTATTGAATGCAAACTTAACTGTGTTAATTAAGTTTTGTAATACTGTGTCTGGACCGTCAATAATTCTCCAGTTTGCTGAAATTTCAGCTGCATCAAAATTTGCGCCTGCTGTATGTTCTTTAGTTGGAGTATAGTATGTTGTTATATTCAAACCAGTTGTAAATTTAACAACATTGCCTAAACGATATAAGTTATTAGCGGTCCATGCCGGCGGTTCTCCAGAACCGTTAAACAAATCTGCTGCATATTGTCTATCAGATACTCCACCGCCTGCTTGGTTGTAAAGAGTAGTTGGATTTTCGCCAATTATTAATTTACTTGCAACAGTATAAATGTGCTGTATGCCTGCAACTGTTTCGTCTTCAGTTCCTACTTCAACAGCGCCTGCATAGTATTCACCTTGTGCTTCAAGAGAAAACTCGTTGCCGCCGTTGCGGAAGTCTTTAACAAGTGCATCAACAATTAATCCTGCGTCTCTAAAACATTTTGTT